AAAGTGTTCGTTGGTAATATGGATGACAAGGATGTTGAAGCATATGTACAACGTGTTGCAAACAAATTCAAAAGAGACCAAGTTGTCGACCACAAAACGGGTAACGTTGATATGAGATTTAACCAAATGGCGGTTGACCAAGATTACTTCGTTCCTGTTCGTGACCCTGCAGCCCCAAATCCTATTGATACATTACCTGGGGCTCAGAACCTTTCTGAGATTGCGGATATTGAATATATCCAAAAGAAATTATTAACGGCTCTTCGTGTTCCTAAAGCATTTTTAGGATTTGAAGAAGTTGTGGGTGACGGTAAAAACTTATCATTACAAGATATCCGTTTTGCAAGAACTATTAATAGAATTCAAAAAAGTATGTTGGCAGAACTTAATAAAGTCGCTATTATACATTTATTCTTATTAGGGTTTGAAGATGAATTATCTAACTTTACTTTAACATTATCAAATCCATCAACACAAGCGGATTTATTAAAAATTGATGTTTGGAAGGAAAAGATTTTACTATATAAAGACGCAGTTACTGCTATTGAGGGTATTGCCCCAGTATCTGTATCGTGGGCTAAGAAACACGTTTTAGGTTTCTCAGATGAGGATATTAGATTGGACTTACAACAACAAAGACTTGAGAAGGCGGTTTCTAAAGAATTAGAAAATACTCCGACGGTAATTGTTAAAACAGGTATTTTTGACAACATAGATAAACTATACGGTAGTACTTCAGGTTCTACCACACCTGCGGGTGGTGAAGGTACTGGTGCTGAAGAAGGTGGGTTAACCCCTCCGTCAGGACTAGGTGGTGGAGAATCTCCAATCGGTGGTGATATGGGAGGTGAAACACCTCCAGCTGGTGGTGAAGGTGAGGTAACTCCTGAATCGGTTAAACGAGATAATCTTAATATTTTATTAGAATCTCAAGATATGTTAACTGAGGATAGTTATATTGATTTGTCTAAAGGACAAGATTATTTAGGAGATATTTCACAGGAATTAGATAAACTCTTAAATAAGAGATATTTATAAGATAAAATAAGATATGGAATTCGGATTATTAAAATCAAAAATAGAAACAAAACTTGTTGAATCTTATAAAAAAGATTCGTTTAATACTAATATTAAAACATTTAAAAAATTAGTTTTAGAAAATAAAGAGGTTAGTAAGATGTTCTATCTTTACGATGAATTGAGTAAAGAGAAGGGATATGAGAAAAGTTTTGCGGATGACTATCTAAATGAGTGTATTGGATTAATTGAAAAAATTACAATTAATAAAAAAACCATATCATTATTAGAGTCTTGGGTTAAAGATGTTAAATCTGAAAATCACTATAAAGATATTGATACGGTTGTAAATAAAAATACAGTGGTTGTTGAAAATATTATTAATAGTAAAAATACCATCATTAATCATCTAATAACTAAAAAGGACCAAACTAACGTCATTAATGTGTCTTATGATACTATGGTTGAGGTTGCAAATAGTACTTTAAAAAATTATTTAAATAATATCAGTGAATCTGAATTAAAAGAAATTAAAAAATACTCAACATTATCTCAGTCTGAATTAGATAAAAGGTATGATGTTGTTAGTGAAATGGTTATTGAAAAATTAGAGAACTTATCATCAAAATCTGATTTGGTAACTAAAACTAAAATAACTGAAACTATTGATAAAATTAAAAATGAAAAAGTTGATTCTGTTTCATTATTTAAATTAAAATCACTTAACGAGATTCTTTAAATTTCTCTTTATAAATAGCTTTTATTTTTTGGTCTCTAAGTTCTACTGATTTCTTAGTAAACTCTTTCCTATTTCTTAGGATTTCGTTTTGTTTAGTACGAATTACTTTTCCCTTAAGAACTTTAAGGGCTCTCTCCAATGGTTGTCGGTTATTTATCTCTACAATTAGCATATAATACAAATATTTCAAAGTTACAGAAAGTTTTTGACAAGACAAGATTTATTACTTATTTTTATAAAAAATAAACTTGAACAATATGAAACAGAATGAAAAAAGGGAAAAGTGCGAAACTATCGGGTTATCGTTCCTACAAAGTTAATTACGGTACTGTCGATTCGAAAAACCTAAAATCAATTTATCTAAACATCCAAACTTGGGCAGAACCAAAAGAAGAAATCGAATCCCCAAATAGAGAAGTGAATAATCTATCAAGGTCAATTAAACACACAGTATTAGAGTATATTGACAAAGAAATTTATGACGATAAATTTATTGTTGATTTAGACTTAAGGTGTAGTGGGATTCAAAAAAACAAAAAATCATTTTTAAATTTAGAATGTTACTTTTACCTAAATGAGGTAGGAATAGACTTTAAAAGTAAGGAAATTAAAAATTCAATAAAAAAAGTAACAGATTCAATTATCAAAAATAACTTCAGAGATAATGACATATTCAAGTTCTCATTAACAAAAAAACAAACGGTTTTATAAAATACGAACCAATACTATATTATCGGTATATTTATTTGTAAACAAAAAAGATGAAAGTATTAGCACCAAATGAATCAGGTAAGGGAATTCTGATTGAGTACGACGCGGGTTATGTGTCACCATCAGATACTCATAACGCTGAGATTATTAAGGAATCTAAGAATACATTAGACCACTCAAAACCATTTGAGTTCTATGCCGTATTACAAAAATATAATACCCCTAATAGAAATGGTAGAGTATATCCTGAACGAATATTGAAAAGAGAAGCGGAAAACTATAAAAAAGCAATCGCTAAAGGAACTTCGTTATCTGAATTAAATCACCCTGAGTCGTCATTAATTGACTTAGACAGAGTTTCTCACATTATCACTGAAGTGTGGTGGGAAGGTAATGTCTTGATGGGTAAATTAAAACTATTAACTTCACCTGGTTTCCACGAAAGAGGAATTGTATCCACTAAAGGTGATATGGCAGCCAACTACTTAAGACAAGGAGTTACTTTAGGTATATCTTCAAGAGGTGTTGGGTCATTAGCTAAGAAGGGGGAACAAAACGAAGTACAAGACGATTTTGAATTAATCTGTTTTGACTTAGTATCTTCACCATCAACACCAGGAGCGTATTTATTCTTAAATGCTGAGGATAGAAGTAAGTATGACGAGAATCTTGACGAAGAAAAACAAATGCAAATGTCAAGGGCAACAGGTATGAGTACAGATTCTGGAAACAAATCGCTTGACTTAATGAAAAAATTATCCGATTATTTGGGTAAATAAAAATTTATGGAAATGGACGAAAAGTATTTTGTAGCAAAAATTCAGTATGATTTACCTGATGAGAACACTGGTAAGATTAAAAAAATCAGAGAAGAAAAATTAGTAAAAGGTTTTTCCGTAACAGACGTAGAGGCCAAAGTTACTAAACGATATGAGTCATTCTCACAAGAATGGAGAATCACATCGGTTTCTGAAAGTAAAATCGACGAAGTAATTGAAGATTAATCATTAGAAGAAATTATTTAAAAGGAGGACAATAGTCCTCCTTTTTTTGTTTTTGGTAATATTTATTAGTTGTATTAAAATATACTTTTTTCATCAAATAAACCCCGAATCAAAAAAAATTTAATTTAACAAACTATAAAGTTAAGTTTTTTAATGATTTGGAAATATTTATATACAAATAAAAAAGAATAATGGCAGAAAAACAAAATCTTGTAGAAGAGGCACTTATCCAAATGAAAAGTTTGGAGAATGTAGTTGCTGAAAATGCAAAAGGAATACTTGCTTCAACTATGAAGGAAGAAATCAGCGAATTAGTAAAAGAGTCTTTAACTGAGACTGAAGAAGATTCCAACCTAGATTTAGATATGTCTTATGGTCAAGACCTTGAGGAAGCAGATGATGACGACTTAGAGTTTGACGATATGGATGACATTGAAGATGACGAGGATATGGATGATAATATGTCAATGGACGACACAGATGAATTTGATTCAGATGATGAGTTCGAGTTTGGTTCTGATGATGACTCATTAGTTGACTTAACAAATGCTAGCGACGAAGAAATCCTTAAAGTTTTTAAAGCTATGGGTGACGAAGACGGTATCATTGTAAAGAAAGACGGTGACACAATCGATTTAGAAGATTCAAACGACGACGTACATTATAAAATTTCAATGGGAGAAGATGCGATACCAAATCCAAAAGATATTGTTGGTGGTGAATCAGATGAAACCCTTGAAGAAGATATGATGTATGAAATATCATTAGATGATGAAGATGATATGGACGATTGGTCGGAAATTGATATGAATTTTTCAGATGAAGACGAAGACGATATGAATTCGGATGAATTCGGTTTTAATCTTGACGATGATTCTGATGACGATTTCTTATCATCATTTAATGACTTCGAAGAAGAAGGTGATGGTGAAGAAGAAGAAATTGTTTACGAAATCGAAATGGACGACAAAGAAGAAGATATCTTTGCCGTTGAAGAAGAATGGTCAGAAGAAGCTGATATTGAAAAAATGGAAACAAAAGAAGGATTCAAAGCAAAAGGTGTAGGAATGGGTAAACCTAAGTTCGGATACAAAAAGACTACTGGTGGTTTCAAAGATAATATGAAACACGGTAATCCTACAAAAGGAACAGGCAAACCAAAGTTTGAATTTAAAGAAGAAGACGAAATGGAACCAACCAAAATGGGTGGTGAAACAGGAGAGGCTTCAAGAACTTT